CGAAATGACCACGAACACGACTGAACTCGAACGCGCAGCGGCGACCGACTACGCCATCATGCTGACGCGCATGCGGGCACAGGGCAGGGGCGCGTCTCCTGTCGAAGTGCAGCAAATCGTAGAATGGTTCGGGCCATCCTGGGCTGCGGAGTGTGCGTCAAGCGCGGCAAAGACAGCCAAAGAACTGCGGGTAGCGTATGAGGAAAAAAGAAACGCACGGGATGCGCAGGCTCGCGAGGATTGGCTAGAGCGGGATGCAAAATGGAAAGCGCGACTGGCACAGCTGGAGCTGGCAAAGCAGGCAGCGAAGGCGGCGCAGTCATGAACACAAAAGCCATCGACAAGCTGCGGGCCGCAATGGCTGCTAAAGAGGCGGCATCGGCTGCTAAAGCGTGGCGAGAAGCCACTGAGGCGGTAACAGCAGCTGATGCGGTAGTGACTAAAGCCCAAGCCGAGGCCGCCATAGCCCGCGACGCTGCGTATGCAGCCTGGCGCAGGTACGAAATTTTGACGGCGGTGTCAACGTGACAACGAACACGGTGGCTGTATTGAGGGCGAAATGGGATGCGGCGGCATCGTTGTTAGTGGCGGCGGCAGTAAGGGTTAAAGAGGCGGGACTAAAAGTTAAGGCGGCGGATATCGAATTGCGCGAAGCGCGCGTGGCGCACGACGCGGTCTGGCAGGCGGCGGATGAGGCAATGGCAAATTACGTGGACGCACAGCTAAAGGAACGGCAGTCATGACCAAGACACCGGAAGAGCTGCACGCCGAATGGGAAGCCTCGGTCAATGCACTGCGGGATGAGTGGGACGTGGCAGATCGTGCGTGCGATACGGCATTGGCGGCCGAGTCTGCGGCGCACAATACGGCAATGGCGGCCGAGAATGCGGCGAATGCTGCGTGGGCGGCGTACCAAGCCGCTCTGAAAAAGGAACAGCAGTCATGAGCAAGACGAAAGAGGAATTGAGGGCGGAGTGGGACGCGGCGGATAACGCGCTGACGGCGGCGGTGAAGGCCAAGCACCTTTCTTGGGGAGATGCGAGGGACGCGGCGGTGAAGGCGGAGAACGTGGCTTGGGACGCGTACCTGGACGCACAGCTAAAGGAACGGCAGTCGTGACAACCAAGGCTGAATTGATCGCCAACCTGATCGGCCTGCAGCGACGGCTTGGCGAGTTGCTGCCACCTATTTACAGGTGCGCGGATTGCGAGCGCACGACGACAACACCCAGCGAGACTGACTGCAGCGAGCTGGCGAGTGACTACCACGAAACGGGCATGCTGATTCGCAGCCGCGCCGGGTATATCTGCCCGCACTGTTTCAGCAGCGCATTGACGAGGGAGCAGCAGTCATGAGCAAGGCGGTAGAGGAATTGCGGGCGGAGTGGCTCGCGGCGAACGCTACGGTGGTGGCGAGACAGGCGGAGTGGGATGTGCCCACGATGATGCGCTGGCTGCTGACCGGCTCGGTCGATCATCAGACGGTCCAAGAAGCTCTGCGCGCTGAAAACGAGCAGGTGCAGGCCGCACTGAAAAAGGAACAGCAGCCATGAGTGAAAACAGACTTACAGTGATTGAGGATTATTTAGTACTCGTGCTTAACAAAACGATGGGTGAGGCAATGGGTGAAAATATGGTGCAGTGCTTTCGCGATGCCCTGCTTGAAGCCGAGAAGCTGGACGCCCACGAAGCGCTCAGGGCGTGCGGCAAATGACCACGGCATCCAACGAACTGCGGGCGGAGTGGCTCGCGGCGTGCGCGGTGGTCAACAAAGCGTGGAACGCTATGCACGACGCGACGGTCCAGACGGCGGATCAGGTAAATGATTGAATCACACAACGAGGGAAACACGATGAAGACGATTCTGTTGATCGCGATGACACTGGCCGCAGGCACAGCCTACGCAGGCACGGCCTTCCTCCAGTACGAGCGCGAGACGGGCATGACCAAGCAGTGCGTATACGACTATCTCGGCGACGAGTACACGATCACGATCAACGTGGTGAAGCTGTGCCCGCTGACGATCCGGGTTTAAGGAGCACAAACATGAAATCAGCTATATTTGCAATACTGGCGTCGGCCCCGTTGGCAGCGTTTGCTGTCAGCCCTGCCCCTGCCACCTACGTAAAAAGCCACGCGAACTCGCAGTCGGCTGCGGTGTCGGTTGCGGCTGCGGCTGCCGAAGCGGCTGCCGAAGCGGCTGCCGAAGCGGCTGCACTGGCAGCAAGCAACTCGAGCGCGACCGGCGGCGCTGGCGGCAACTCGAACGCGAACGCGACCGGCGGCGCTGGTGGTGTCGGCGGTTCGGTGTCAGGAGTCTCCGCTGCCGGTGGCAATGCGGACGGCGGGGATTCCGCTGCGGTAGCGAACAACCAAATTATGATCGAGGGCGACCGGCAGATCCGCCAAGCCCCAGCCATCGGCCAGGGCTCATTCGCGATTCAAGGTTGCGGCGTCGCGGGCAACGCGGGTGGATCGTCTGCCGGCGGCGCGGCGTTCTTGGGCGTCGGGTTTACGTCGGCACAGTGCTACGATTTTATGCTCGCGCAGGCGTTCGCGTCGGTCGGCGAGCAGCAAGCCGCGTGCGCTGTGCTGAACGTGTCCAAGGCGGGCCGGAGAGCCGCAAAACGGGGCGTAGTACTGCCGACGTGTACGCCGGTCGCGCCTGTCGTGCTGGCTGCCCCGGTGCCAGACATGTCGGCTTACGTGACCCGTGACGAACTAGCTGAGCGAGAGCGCCGGCAGTTGCAGCGCCGACTGTCGAAGTAGGAGCCCAGGACATGAGTAAGACGACAGAGGAATTGCGGGCGGAGTTGGAAGCGACATACGCGGCGGGACAGGCGGCAGCGGAGGTGGCGGTCAAGGCGGAGATCGCAGCGTGGAACGAGTGTCAAGCCGCACTATACGCAAAGGAGCGCGACAAATGACGCCGATAATTGAATCGAACTGGGCTGTGCTGGCGTTGCTGCTGGGAGCAATCGCGATCATGGCGCTGTGTTGCATGTGGTTGGAACGTGACGAGGACGAATCATGAAACCTAAAAAAATACCGCGTCACATAACCCGATACGCAATATTGAACGGGGACATTATTCACTGGGTGATATTCACGAAAATACCCAGTCAACTGGGATCTCGACGCAGGAACGCGCCTGCAGTGTGGGAGCTTTACACGACTGAGGACGGGCAGGAGTGGCGCTGGCGACTGTGGGCGGGCAACGGTCGGATCATCGGCAGCGCGTCAGAAGGCTACGCGCGCCGGGCGGATATGCAGCGAAATGCCGCCCGCATGGGTTGCCCTGTCTCCGTCCACAGCTCACGGCTGCCGCTGATTAGTGTCTCGCCTATCAAGTGGCAGTGGGCATCACTCAGCGCGATTGAGATATCACGATGAGCCGCGACTATTTCCAGCGTGACTTCGCGACTGTTGACTACGCCCCCGAGCCTAACTATGTCGTCGATGAAAGCGCGAACCATGCCGAGCAGGTGTGGCTGATCGCCCGTGAAGCGATCGCGCAACGTGTGCGCGTGAGACGGCTTGAGGCTGACTTGCTTACGGCCAGGTCACACCTGACGACTCTTAAAGATCAGCTTACGAAACTTGAGGAAAACTTGAAATGAAACGATTTAGAAAATGGCTTAAACGACTGCTTGCCGATAACGGCCGACTGCCGGTGCCGAATTGGCGGACCAGTCGTGGTGGGCGCGATTATTTTTGACTAGTAACGAAGGAGAATGACATGGCGATTTATGCATCAGACACGGGCGGTAAGGACTTCAAGAAAGTCCCGCCGGGCTGCCATTTTGCGATTTGCAATATGGTGGTTGATTTGGGTGTGCAGCGTAGTGAATTCCAGGGCCAGGTTAAATCTCAGCACAAGGTTTATTTGCGCTGGGAAGTGCCGGACGAACGGATCACCTACGAAAAGGACGGCAAAGAAACTGAAGGGCCGTGCTCGATTGGCTCGACCTACACGCTATCGCTACACGAAAAGGCGAAGCTGCGACAGGTGTTGGAGAACTGGCGCGGCAAGCCCTTTACTGCCGACGAACTCAAGGGCTTTGATATCTCAAGCGTGGCCGGCAAATGCTGCCAGCTGATGGTCACACACACTGAGGGCGAAGGTAAAACCTACGCCAACATTACCGGCGTCATCGGGTTGTCGAAAGAGCAACGCGCGAAAGCGTCGGTGGCGAAATCCGAAGTGGGCGTGTTGCTATACAGTCTTGATGATCCTGATGCTGACACATTCGAGCAGCTGCCGAAATGGATCAAGGAAAAGCTGCAGGAACGTGTGAGCGCTCAGTCGGTAAAGACTGCAAATTCTGTTGCACCAGCCGGCGATGCGGATTTTGACGACGACATTCCATTCTGAGAAACCAGTGGCATTTTTATACCTAGACATTGAAACACTCCCACCGCAATCCGGTGGGCATTTCGACCGCATCCTGGCGAACATAAAGCCGCCCGGTCAGTACAAAAAGGAGGACTCCATCAAAGCGTGGATGGCTGAAAACGCCACCGCTGCTGCACACGAGGAACACGCCAAACTGGCGTTGAATGGGCTTTACGGCGAGGTGTGCGCCATTGGCTGGGCGATTGATGATGGCGACATTTTCTGTCTGCCACCGCTGGAGGGTCGCAGCGAGTCGACATTGATACAAGAAACATTCGCAACCATCGTCAAGGCCAGCTTACCGCGCAGTGGGACAATAGATGGTGACCTGATCTGTGTGGGTCACAACATCAACTTTGATTTGCAGTTTCTGTTTCAACGGGCAGTCAGGCACGGGGTTAGGTTGCCGCGATACATGGCTGCTGCGGTAGATTTCAAAACGGAACGCTACCGATCGCTGGACACGATGCGCATGTGGGCGGGATACAAGGGCTTTGTGAAGTTGAAGGATTTAAGCCGCGAATTGCTGGGCGACCTGAATGAGGATATAGACGGCTCACAGGTAGCCGAAGCCTGGGCGAGCGACCCGCTTAAAGTCGTCGAACACTGCAAGGCTGACGTGATGCGGGTGCGTGAGATCCACAAGCGATTCATCGCGGTGCTTTGATGCGCGTCTATCTCAAGCGCACGTTGACCGGGTTTGTGCCAGATGATGAAGCCAGCACAGAAGCCGTGCGCGGGTATCGCTTGGGGGAAGTTTACAAGGCCGACATTGTTAAGCCTCGCAACTACCAGCACCACAAGCTCGCTTTTGCGCTGCTGGGCCTGACCTATCAAAATCAGGATCGGTACGGCAACTTCGAGGATTTCCGCAAAGCTGTGGCACTGGCTGCCGGGCACAGCACCGAGCTTGTCGGGCTTGACGGTGAAATTGTGCGATTGCCGGCCAGCCTTTCTTATGACGCTTTAGATGAGATCGAATTCGGCAAGGTCATGGCCTCGATGATGACCGTATGTGCGCACCTGCTCTTTGATATGAACGTCGATGAGCTGGCCGACCAGGTTGCGGTCTATGCCAGCCAGCGTGCAGCATGAAGTTGCGCAATGCTGCCCGCGATCAGTCTTGCGTCGCTTGCGGTGCACAGGATGGCACGGTCGTTCTCGCGCACTACTTCGGGCCGCGTCGGCACGCTTATGGCGGCGGCATGGGCCGTAAGGGTAACGACCTGATTGCCGCGCATTTGTGTGCACGCTGTCATTTGGAAATGGACACCAGCAGTCGGGACAAACTGAAACGCTGGGAGTGGAGCGAGCTATTTTTGCACTACTGTGCGTTGACGTTGATCAGGCTGCACAAACAGGGGGTGTTGAAGTGAGCAAGACGGTAGAGGAACTGAGGGCGGATTGGAGTGCGGCGCGGCGGGCAACGGGGGCGGCGGATAGTCTGGCGGCGCGGCGTCACTTTGCGCATCGCGATGCATGTGAAGATGCAGCGCTGGCGTGGTCGGCGGAGATGGATGCGCATGAAGCGTACCTAGCCGCACTGAAAAAGGAACAGCTGCTATGAGCAAGACGGTAGAGGTATTGCGGTCGGAGTGGAACGCGGCGAACGCTACGGTGGCGGCGGGACAGGCGGAGTGGGAGGTGCGGGCGGCGGCTCGTGCGGCGGAGGTGGAGTTGATGGACGCGGCAACCCGTTTGGCGGAGAAGGCTGAGCGCACCGCGTGGGAGGCGTACCGCTCCGCGCTAGCGAAGGAAAAGGAAAAGCAGCCATGACCGAAGCCGATCGCATCGCCGGCCTGGTCGAGCAGTACCCTAAGGGCTGCCCGCGACCGGCTGGCTATCTTGCCTTTCACTCGTGGGCTGAAGCGCAGATTGCGCAAGGCATCTATCAGTCTTGGGACGAACGCTCACAGCGCTGGGTGTTCCCGCAGGAATCAACGAAACCCGTTAACTAAATCGGCATTTATGCTTTTTCTTTAGACAAGCATTGAGTTATTGATTGCTTATAACTAGCTGATTTATATATTAACTTAAGCGATCTATTTGGTTTCTTTAGACAAGAATTGAGTTATTAGTTTACTCAAGCTTCGATTAGAACAGGCCGGCGCACGCGGCGACCCCAAACACCTAGCCGACCCTTGAGGCTAGGTGCTGGGGCGGACTTCTCAGCGCAAGTTCGTTTTCTGCCTCGCTATTTCGTCCTCGAGCGCCTGCCGCGCTGCGTCGTCCTTCAGTGCGAGGCCCTGCAGCTCTTCGAGCGTGATGTCCCGGCCCTCTTCTTCTGCACCTCGCAACAGCACGCTGATCTGCTGCGCTTGCTGCAATAGCTGAATGAGAAGACTTGTGGCAACCAATACATTGCTCATGGGGTTCGCTCCTGCTGTAGATATGACTGCAATGCGCTAAGCACGGTGAGCGAGACGGCGAGCCTGTTCTCTGCCGCCGTCACATCCGTCCCACTCAACGTCACAGCAATATCGAGCCCGGCGCGAGCGTTGTCGGCTTGCGCTTGGACGTTCTCCGCGTCTTCGACCGATATCTGTCGGCTCTGCAAAAGCGACAGCGCAGTCGTTCGGACCGTGGTCACCGTTACATAGCCGACCGCTAGGCGCTCGTTGAACGTCTCGGGGCTCCTGACCCCAAACGCGGTACACGCATTGAGCGCGAACAGCGCGGCGATCGCGAATGCAGTGGATTTTCTTTTAAGTAAATTCATCGCGGCAACTCATCCTGGCCCATGCCATTGATTGGCGGGGTTGGCATGAAGGTGCGGGCATACATGGCCCATGTTATGGCGACGAGCTGCACAAGCTGAAAGCCCGCCTCGACCAACTCGCCCGCTTGCGCGTCGACTGTGGTTGCATCCGCAACGCCCATCAGGATCAGCACCTGTGCCACAACCGCGAGCACTAGCGCGCGGATCGTGTTCGACTTGTAGAATGGAATGGCCTGCATTTAACTAGCTCCTATTGTTTACAGCAAATCGGGCGCGGCCTTCTTCAGCCACTCCCGTACATCAAAAGACGGGCACGCTTTCGCCACATTCGGAAAGTCCCGGTGCCCTTGGATTCGCGCCCCTGGCGCATATAGACGAAGGAAGCGAAGGGTGGCGATGAGCGCGGTGAGTTGCTTCTCTGTGAAATTGTTCTCTGGATTTTTCTTCTCATCCACCCCTCCCACCAAGCACACACCCACCGCACGGGAATTGTACCCGGAGACATGCGCGCCAGCCGCGTCGATGGGGCGGCCGACCTGAATTGTCCCGTCGCGAGGGATCACGACGTTGTAGCCGATATCGTTCCAACCTTTCGCCCGATGCCATGCTCGGATCTCGTTCTCGTCCACGTTCATCGTCGGCGGCGTCGCCGAGCAGTGTACGGCGATGAAGTCGGTGCGGATGCGGTTGCTAACCTGCGGTGAAAATGCCATTGGTTACTCCTGTAAATCCCGGCCATCAATCGCGGTTATCGTCGGGTTGGAATTCATGAATGACCGAAGGCGATTTTCGACTCGGGCTTTTTCTGATCGAAGGTCTGAGAGGCGTTCCATATAAATGCGGTCTGGTATTGCTCCGGCTCGCGTCCGCTCTGAGACTCGCATGTCTATGTTGAAGATCTCTTGATCCAAGCGCTTTATTTCTGTCTCTAGCTGCTGCACAAACAGCACCTTCCGCCACGTCTTCAGGTTATCGTCCAGTTTCTTTAAGGACGACTGATTGGCCTGCACCTCTTCGTGTACAGATAACAAGTCCTGCGCCTGAAGAAACCCGGACTGCGGCAGCCCAACGGCTACCAACAACCCGCAAGCCCACGAAATGTGAAACACCAGTAGGCTCCTGAAGAACATTGACGAGAATCTCCTGCGATCTTCTATAGTCAAGTCACCGACAGCAAAATCTACCAACCTCGATAGAATCATCCTTGATCCCCTCCTAGCCGCTCGTGGCGTAGCCGCTCGCCGGATCAGCGGCGATGGTCGAGGACTGCGGCACCGCGACCACGGGCGAAGTATACGACAAAACGCCCACAGGGCTTTTAACCGCGACATCCGCCACGATGCTCACTGGCGCGGTGATGCCTGCGGGGTCGAGGACTGGTGAAACGATTACCGCCATCCACCTATTCCCACAGCATCGCGAAAGCCAACCCGCCAACCGATAAGGACGATATCGAACCGAACGGTCCCGACTGTGTCGAAAGCGCTATGAACGTTCGCGGTGTTGAGCCGACGAGCGTGGTGGTGAACGTTCCGCCCGGAGCCAGCTCCGAGGTGTAGACGCCGCATAAAGAGAAAATCGGATTGGGTCGCGGTAGAGACATAAACCCCAGCGCTACTTGCGTATCTCCGTCCACGATCGTCGACACTGGGGCGAAGGGCATGAACCCGAGCATGGCGTTGGCGACCGAGACCTGTACCTCTAAAGCACCTGGTGATGGCGAGGCGCGGCGATGGCACACGCGCGCGCCGATGCCGCCCGCGGTCCCCGCCCCCCAAGAGATCATGAGCCCTTCCGCCGTTTCGTCTCCGGCAGAGTCGGATGAGCGGCTGATGAAAAAGGAGCCTGTGAGGTTGTTGATAGATGCCTTGTGCTCTATTCCGAGAAAGCCATCGACGAGGCAGATGTAACTAGAATATGCGGTGTCGGTTGTCGCTCCAGCAGATCCCATGATGTTCCGGGTTGTGCTTTGAATACCTGTCAGCGCGCCTGATCCGTTGGAACCTTCGCCAACCCTAAAGCGCAGCTCTGGCGTGGTCGTGGTGCCGCCAGTTCTATATTCGATGAGAATGAAAATGGGCACAGTCGCCTGCAGCGGATCGGCGAACCGCCAAACCTCGTACCCCGCCAAAGCGCCCGTTCCCGCCCGGTTCACCGTCGTCCAGTTTATCTGCCCGGTGTCTGCCGTCTGCACGAGCCCGACAGTCGAGAGACGGGTCGACAGCTCGAGGCCCCACTCGCGGAATGTCGCGTCGGAGTCGTGACGAAATCTACTTGACCAGCTCGTCGTCGCCATAATCAATCCACCTCTTGCAAGAACAGTGTGACGAATAGCGCAGCGAACCCCGACACCGACTCGAGCCGGAACGTCAGCGAGTCGCCCGCCAGTAGGTCCGCGCTCCATCCCGTCAACGCCGAGGACGAGTTTATCCTCTGCGCACTTAGTCGCGGCTTATCCGATGCCGCGATCGAATCTGCGACAGTCGGCGGGAAACCTGCCGCATCAGTCCGCCAAACGTCGATAGATGCAGAGCCAGTGGGCGTGGTTCGGCCCGGCCCATACCCGTAAACCGCCCAGCCGACAATGCGCGCGTTCCTGGGCACATGCACCACGACATCATTCACGGGCACACTGATCGTCCCCACCGACCGCACCCACGTCGCACCGCGCGGGATTGTGGGGACGGTGAACGCACCGACCCTCGATAGAGTCATGTGCGGCACGCCTTCGGTGGCGATTATATCCCGCGCTCCGCCGCTGTCCTGCTCGACGAGGATCTGCACCTCATCGCCCTGCGCAAGGTCCAGCACCGTTGCCACCTCGAGCGTCAGGTTCGCGAGCGCGGGCGAGGACGCATAGCCGGAGATAACCCCGCCTCCGGTCGCGTCCGGGTTCACGACGACATACAGCTGCCGTATTCCCGTCGCGTTCGAGTCCCACTGAACGCTCGCCGTGGCCAGGTACTTACCGGCGCGATCGACCGTGACTCGGTCCCCGCTGCTAGGGAGGTAGAAACCTTCGGTGTCGAACTCTTCAACCGTCCAGTCTATGGGCTCCGGCGTCGCGTCCGGAATCGATTGCAGCGCGCTCCGGGAAAGCCTCACGGCTGCGCCCGAGGCCTGGCCTGCCGCACCGAACAACGTGCCCCAGGCCAACCCTGCAGGGGCGATCGGGTCGGCCCGTAGGACCTGTCCTGCGGTCCCTACGGGCAGGCGAACAGGGTTCGTCCCGTCATGCGTCAGCAAGTCGCCCACGGTCGTCAGCGTGCTCCCCGAGGAACCGCCGAAAGGTGCGACGACCCCGCCCACCGATTGCAGGGTTTCGTCGTTGGCGACATCATAGAATATCGACCCATCCGGCACCGAGGCGAACGTCCACGCGCCCGCCGTCGCGTCCCACTCCGCGAGCGTCCCGTCCTGCCCCACCCAGTCCCCGGTGCCCCCGGGCGGTACGTAGTACGTGTCGCCGTCGACCGGCACGCCGGGCGGAGCGGTCACTGTGGCGGAGACCACATTCGCTCCCGCGTCGATCGCGTCCTCGCTGGTCGAGGGGCCGACTGGGGCGACGCTCGGCGCTTGTGAACCGATGCCCACGCCGAGTTCGTTCTGGTATATGTCCTCGATCGCATCGACAGTGATCGAGTTATCTTGCAGTGTCCCGCGATCGATATTCAGCACCCGGAAGACGCGCTCAACGCATTGCCGCTCGGGCCGGTTCAAGCGGAACAGCGAACCGAAGCCCAGCGCCCAAGCGCTGCGGTTGACTGTGAATTTAACCCGCGTCAATGGCGTCGATCGAGAAGCGACCTCGCGAGCGAGCACGAGCTGTGCGATGGCATGGTCGCGGATGCCGGGAAGCGACACGAGCGCGGGCAGGCGTGAGCCTTGCGCATCGATGTTGCCTAGGTCCTGCGCAGTGATCGATGTGGCCTTAAGCGTCGCGGGGTCCGTGTACGTGAGCGTGACCTCGTTTACCGTCTCGCCCCAGCCCTGTTTCTCGAACTTGGAAAAGGCGAGGATGTTGCTCGCGTCGAATACCAGCAGCGAATCGGGATCATAGTCAGCACGGAACAAGGTCAATTCATACAGGCCCAGCGCAAGGTTAAAGCTCAGGCCGCCGTCGATGTGCTCGAGGATCTGGCGGATGAAGTCCTCGATTGACGTGGATTGATTCCAGATCAAGTGCAGCCCAAACCCCTCGTCAAATAGATCGTCGGCGACGTTCCTAAAAACCGTGTCATTGATGAACGCGGTCGATACGCCCATACCCCACCGGGGATCGGTGAGGCATTGGTAGATGATGTGCGCTGGGTTCATCGCCGTCCCAACAGCCGCTGCTGCGGTGTACCAGGCCGATCCCGACCATCCCGCCGTGGTGCGTTGGACGCGGAAGGATACCGGGCGGATTGATTCTGAATCCCCTATGTACCCGCCCTTCCAGACCGCCGCGCACACGCCTCGATACGCTGGCGGCGTTTCGCCGATGCTCGCCGTTAGGTATGCGTTGGCGGTCTGTGCTGCCCCGCCCATCTCGATATCGAAGTCACCAATGACGCCACCGCCCCGCCCCTCCCCACCGTACAAGGACGGCGAGTTCACAGAGGCGACGGCGTTGGACGTGATGCTCCCGGCCCAGACCTCTTTGTCGTCCCACGCGATCCGCGCAATAGCGTTTACCGGGCCGTGGCACAGCGCGGCATGGAAACCGATCGAGTAGCGATAACCGACTGTGACTCTCGAGAAGCCGCTCCGCTTGCGGATACGTCCGACAGCCAAATCCCCGTACCAAACTATGTTCGGCCCGGTTATATCGATCTCTCCGAACACGACTGGGATCTCTCTGCCTTCCTCAGCTGTCGGGAATGCGAAGTCCTCTAGCGCCGCGGCCTTCGGTGCGCGCGGCTTTGGGGCGAGCGCGATCGACAGCGCCAGCGTGACGAAGTAGCCAATTATCTGCGGCCAAATCATTTAGAACACCGAACTCTGACCAAAGGGATTCTTGCGCGGGATGTACGGGAACCCTCCAAAGTTCACGAGGTTACTGAACCGGCTCTCGCATATAGTCCGCGTCCGATCGCAACCCGGGTAGACGGTGACGGTGGACGTGGAGAGGATACCGGGGATGGGATGGGTGAGCGTGATCGTTGTGCCGTTGTGGCGACGGATGCCGCGCCGTTCGATGATGCCGCCCCCGGGCTCCCAGATCAGTTTTCCGCCCGCCAGCGAGCCTGCCGGTAATGTGCCGAAGCCGGTTGCTGAAAGCTCGTAGGGGGATGACGGCACGGTGTCCATGACGACGACGCTAGCGAAGGCTATCTGGGACGCGCCGCACTCCGCGCCATAAAGAACATGCGGGCAGTTGCGCGAGTAAATTCGACGAAGCCCTGGGGAGCGGAGCCTCGTGTATAGGGACTCGCACATGATCTTCGAGTATCCGCTCTGCCATGAGACGTTGAGCACTCGGCCGAGCCATATTATTCTAGCGTCCGCCGCATCGCCACGGTGCAGCCGACGCACGACCAGCTCCACAACGTCCGATGGCGGAGCGACTTCAAACAACCGCGCCACGTCAAGCGTATCGGGCGCAGTAAGAGACAGCGCCGACTTGTTGATCTCGCCCACATCGGTGATCGCGGATCGAGAGAGACCTGGCACTGGTATGTAGTCGCGGGAGTCATACGTGACGGGAAGCGGGCCGGAGGTGTAGTAGAAATTCTCGCCCGGGTACGTGAACGCATAGAGTTCGACCGGGGAAGAATCCTCGACGCTCGTCTCTTCGGTCTGGAATGGCATCGTTATTGGTCCTTCGTCGTCACAACGTCCATCTCTATCACGGCCCTGTTCTTCGGCTCATGAGTGATCTCTACCGAGTCATTGGACATACGAACGAGCCGCACCCATTCGATTCTCGCGACCTCTGCGGCTGTGATCGGGTTGATCGCGTCGAAGGTCTCGCTGATCGTCAACACATCGTCATCGCTGTCCGCCTCTACGCCGATGACCCTGCGGATGATCGCCTCGCCGTTGGTTCTCACGAGGCGGATATCTGCGAATGGGAACCGGAGGCCGATAAAGGATGTTATGCCGGTTTCCTCGACTCGCAGCGTCAGCGCATTCGGACCAATCGTAGCGGAGAGCTGCATGTCTTTGGAGAACGAAGGCAGCCAGAACGATTTCTGATTACCAACAAAAGAATGCACCAACCTCCTTACACGCCAAAGGTCCTCGCGGCTGAACTCCTTCCAGATCTTCTTCGTGTAGAACTTGCTGCGGTCCTGCAGCGATTGCTGAAACACCAATCCGGTTTCAGCGTCCAACACAATTACGTCTCGCGACCATCGATTCTCGTTTCCAGTTTCAATAAAATTGCAGTCGTCCAGCAGCACACGGCCCGCGTAAGTCGAAGCGCCTGTGGTGTCGGATAGATCGACGTTGTCAATCACTTGGAACTCTATCCGGTACTCCGTCACTTTCTCAAACACCCGCCTCGCGCTCGGCACTGTTCGCATGTAGCTTGTGCGGACGGGCATGACATACGCTGCGCCCGCTTCATATGAACGAGTCGCTGCCGATGCGAACGTCAATGCGGTCGGTGTGATGGCGTCGACCTGCAGCACCTCGAAGGACTCTTCATCATTGAACAGCATGCACGACGAGCCAACCCGGTAGTCGCTGGTCGTTGTGTCTATGGTCACGCCCAAGTCGCCAGCGATCACCGGCGTGGTGAGTGTCAATGCCTCGTGCCAGATTGGAAACGCGAATATCTTGTCCAACCAATCAAACAGAAGCGCATCAACCCTGCGGCGCGACCGAGCTGCAATTGGCAGGACGCGATAGGTGAAGGATTGGCGCGGAGCGGGACGCAGCGCGATTCGCTGCTCTGTGCCGTCCTCTGCTCGCAACATATCGGTCGACCACTCCAATCGTTCCAGCACTGGGGAGAGTGGCTTGAAGTGGAAGACGATAACGCGCCGTCCCGAAACAGGGACAACGATTGTCTCTGAGTCGGTGATGATCGTGATTGATCCGATTATTGTCGACGGGCCGTCAGCACTTATCCCAATCTCGAGCAAGAAGCTCCCGAACGGCAAAATGTCCAGCGGGAACGTGGGCGCATTGTTGAACGTGAGTCCGGTGATGCTCGTCAGGAGACTTGACCACGATCTCGTGGTGAGCCACAGATTCGCCACCTCCACGGTGCGGGTCTGGTCGGTGAGGACGTTGCCGAGAGCGAGACGAGATGGTCTGACGATGATGTGGTTGAAAAGATTAGACGACCATTCAGGGAACACGAAACAATCATTCGCCCTCACCAGTCTCGGCGTCGCCGCCCGCGTGCCAGCAGTCGCCGTGAGCACGTGGAAGCCTTGAGGGGCGAAAGCGATCTCATACGCTTCGGGCCGGTTCAGCCCATCGTCGAGGGAAGACGTGATTGGCTGCTCGTACATAATCGGCAGCGGCAGCACGAATGCGGCGTAGTTCGGCACTAAGGAATGACTCGATAAGCGATGCCGTAGTCGCCGGAGTTCTCTGTGTCGTCCTGCAGTGCTGGGCTGGACTTGCGCGCGGTCGGGAAGACGACCCACTCATCGGCCCCGATAAAGTAAGACTCCCCCGGGATGAGGTTCCGCATATTGACCGTGGCGATGTCGGGAACCTGGCCCGCGCAGCGCTGCGTGGGCGGCGTGTCGGCGATCGTTACCGGCCACACTGTGACTGGCATCAACGCGATCAAAGCAGAGTATGGGGTCTCTGCGATGTTCGTGAAGGCGTGGCCGAAACCGCCTCGAGCCGAGCCCCTACACCCTAATCGAACAATGGAGTTGAGGGTGGCCTCAGCCGGGCAGCGCCAGCTCACGGCACCGTCTACGAAGTGCAGCGTCCAATGGACCGATGTGCCGCCTTGACCGAGCTGCGATGAATCGAACGGCGTGGTGTGGTTGTTGTTGCCTGGCCTGTCCACGAACGCCGCTGACTGGTTCCAGCGCATCATCGAATAATATGCGCCCCCAGTCCATGTGCCGAACTTGATCAGGTTTCCGAACAGGAGATGTCGAAAGCGTCCCGCTACGACTTCGACGACAACGTGACAGTATGTACTCGGATCGTCGCTGAACAGCGTAGCGGTCGGGAACGGCCCAGTGAACTGCGGGTTGAAGCAGCGCGCAGTCGGATCTCCTGCAGCTATTATGTCGGCATCGGCCCGGATGCCAGAGTTACCATTCATCTCGTCTATGTCGGACGACGCATAAGCCGGAACGCCATCGAAAAGGTACAAACGATCAGCGCCAACACCTGTGGTCGTTGAACGCAGTCCTGCGAGAACGTCGCCATTCGAGGCGATGAGCTCTCTGCCGCCTGCTGCTGCGCCAGTGGACGGTGAGCGAAGATTCTCGTGAATCGTCCAGTCGCCGGTTGCGTTGATGAAGGTGCGAATCTCTCCGAGTAGCGCATCAAAGTTCGTGACATTTGTTAGGCGGGAAATTGACATTGGCTACTCCCTGCGAATCGCGAAAAAGTCCAGCGGCTCTGTTCGCCAAGTGTTCGCGAAAACGTCGTGGATCTGTGAAGAGGCATCAGTCAGTGTATCGCCTGGAACGAGTCCAAGCCCGAAGGTTGCGAATAATCCGTCCACCCTTCCCACAATCGCCGAAGCGTTGAACAGCGTGGCCGGGAACATGCTGTAAGCACCTATAAGCGAAGAGGTTACGTATGGCGCTACGCCCGTCGTGAATGCCTCAAACACTGCGTCCTCGTTACCCGCCGACAAGTTCGCTGCAGCTTCGCCTGAATCAGTGGTCGGGTTTCGCTGCGGCCATATGACGTTGCCAGTCGAGTTTCTGGCCTGAGTCCTTCCAGAATTAACCACTGCGCCATAGTTGGAGAAGCTCTGCCACGTTCCATCAACCCAACGAAGATGCGCGGCATTTAGCGCGGGGTCTGGCAGGCATGAATGGGCGAAGTTGTTTGTCTGAAAAGAGATCGCCGTATCTGATGCAGACCCAGAGATCAGCAACGGGTATGGAAACTGATTGCGCGTGCCGAACTGTTGAATGAAACCGAAGTGGATTAAAATGTCAGTGGTGCCGACCCTAGCCAGCGCCATCACGCGTCGACGATTGACCCAGAACCAACAGTTGAATGTCGCGTCGTCGAATGCAGAGTGGGCCGCGGGGGATCTGCCCGGCATCGTTGTGAAGGTCAGGCCGTCGTCAAATGCCGTGTAGCCCCTAAGCTCAATGCCGAAGATATTCGCGCCCGCGTTCCTGTAGGTCCTAAGCCCGACGATCACCTCGTCGGTCGGATCAGACCCAGGCCCCTGCAAATACACCTCTCCGTCCGTTGCGAAGCCCGACGCGGGAATGCCCGGCTGGCCTGCTCCGTTCGTCAGCACAGTCCATCGATCCGCAACGGGAACAATGACCCCGCTCGTTATCGAAGCGTGGACCGCTGGATCAATCGTGCCATCCGAGTAGTCGCGGATCTTCCTCAAGAAGTCCATCCAATCTGTTGCCGTTCCGCTTGCCCATGCCATCGCTTCATCCTCCCTGCAGCAACCCGCGCACGAAGCTGGGGTTGCGCGCTATAACGTTCAGGATCGCTTGCTCGCCTTCGTTGGACTGCAGCGCTTGGGGTATCTCTGACGGGTCGCGAACGTTCACGATCTGCGGCCGGACGGTGATGTTCGGCGAACTCATCATGTCGCGCGGGACAAAGGTGCCGGGCGAATCTGGAATGAACATCTCCGGCTGCGCGCCAGTGCCGATCGCATACGCTCGGCCCGGCTGCCCTCTGCCGCCGCTGTCGCGTGTGCCGCCGAATATTGAGCTGAACAGCCCGCTGAGGAAACCCCCACCGCCAGAGCCGAGTCCATCAGCGCCAAAAAGCTTCTCACCGATCTTCGCCGCCAATGCCTGCGCTTGCATCTGCAGCAGCAGGCGCGCGAAGTCGCGAGCGAGTCCCTGCAGCCCGTCCCGGAATGGGTCCTGGAGAAAGTTCGCAATAAGGCCCTGAATCTGTCGCGTTGCTTCTTCGCCGAACTTGTTTATTTTTTCAGCGCTTGCCTCGAGTTCATTCGCGGCCTGCTGGGATGCCCTGATCAGGGTCTCTGCAGCCGCGTCGGGATCTTCGCCAAAGGCCCCGCGGTTGTACAGGTCATAAATCTCCTTGAGCTGCTCGACGTACTTCTCCAACGGCGTGCGGGTTGCCTCGATAATCGAACGGCCGCGCTCCAGGACTACCGCGCGAGCGTCCTCAGCCTCGCGCACCGCATTCACCGCGTCGACCTGCTGCGCGAGGGATTCGAGGATTGACTGCTGCTGGCTCGTGATCCCGAGAAGGGCCCCGTTATTTATTTCAACGCGAAGCTTCTCGACTTCGGTCAGTTCGTTGGTCTTGTTTATAAGCGAATCATATGCTTCCTCTCGCTTTGCGAAGTCGTCAGTGATCCGCTGCTGCTCTGCTGCCGTCGCCTTTGCCGCCTCCGCTGAGGCTGCCTGCGCGTCGATCTGACGAGCCAAGGATAGGATGCGCGCCGCTTCTTTCTCGCTCAGGTCAGCAAGCGATCCAGACGCGATCTCGTATGCCAATCTCGCCGCCTCGCCTGCCTTGCCAAAAAGCGCGATCTGTTTCTCCAGCTGCTCTTCCAGCTTGAGGAATTCTTGCGACGGTGGCGCAACAGTCGCAGTCGTGATCACTGCCGTCCCAGTCGTCGTGCCGCCCGCCGATTCTCTCGCGGCCTTCGCGGCGTCATAGTCTTTTATGAGAAGGAGTAATTGAGCGCGTTCCTTCTCCAGCGCCGCGGAGACGCTACCAGTAAAATCAAGCGCAAACGGGCTCTTCAGCTTCTCTATTGAAGCGCTCCGTTTTTTCACACGAGCATTCAGCGCGTCGATATCGTCGTTTGCCGTCAAATCTCTGAATCTTATGAAGAACTTTCCTAGAGCCTCGCCTTGGCGCACTAGGAACACGATGGACTTGGCGGCGGCTCCGAATAACTTGATGATGGCGTTGGCGAAAGTAGCTGCGGCTGCGACCGTTTCTGGCGAACGAAGGAACGCTACAAGCTCCTGGATTGCGGCCTTGTTGTCGCCGATTCCACCGTTGCCCTCGAACAGATCGCCGAAAGCCTTCTTGAGCTGTTCAATGGCTCCTGCAAACGTGTCGGCTGCCGCTGGTGCAGAACCGCCATAGATTTTATTCAGCTCTCCGAGGATGACGCTCTGCGCTTCGGCCGTCTGGCCGGTGGCTACGAAACCCTTGATGAGATCCTGCTGAGTCTTCGTAAACTCAATGCCCGAACGGCGCAGCCGCGTAATGCCCAGCAATGGGTTGTTGAGAGACTGGCCGACGACCTGCGCAGCAGATTTAAGGTCAGTGCCCATTGCGGTAGCGAGATCGAGAGCCGCTTTAGTCGCGGCTGTGAAATTCTCGCCTGTGATCCGCGTGAAGGCCGCGAGGCGGGCTTGCAGGTCCAGGATCTCTTCATCGCCGAACGTTGTGGCACCTTGAAGCTCGCCGGCGATCTTGGACAGTTCGGAGACAGTAAACCCTGCCGCGTTGCCCGTAGATTTCAGGCGCGCCTCGAGCTGCGCCAGCGCGCGCTCCTGTTCGATTGTGGCGGCGACGACTTTGCGAACGAGCAGCGCGCCGCCGATGGCCCCGAGGACGGTGGTGATGCTGCGCTGCAGAGTCTGCATTGATCGGTTTATCGATCGCGTGCGAGTGTCGGCAATGCGCGCGGCCTGATCCATGCCGGTCCTAAACCCGCCAATCTTTGCGATCAGGTCAAGCGTCAGCGTACCAAGGGATCTACTTGCCATCAGCCTTCACCTTTACGGCCTTCGTCTTCGCGGCTGCCACCTTAAACAATGCCGCCATGTCGTCCAGCGTCGCCACTCTTTCGTCTTCCTTCGGAAACGGCATCAGCTGCCGCACAGTGGCATCCTTTAGAAAAGGCTGCACCGCTCGAGCGATTGCCCAGTCGAAGCGCAGACCGAGATTGAGCGGACCGTTCTGTGATATGTACATCTGCCACCCAATCACCTCGTCCTGTGTTAGCCGTTGCTTAAGCTCGCCAACTGTGGTGCCACCGAGCGCGAGCGCGAGATCGAAATAAAAGCGATCAGTGGCTGTTAGTTTTTTATTTTCGCGTCGCTCACCTCCGAAATAGCATCGAGCATGGCGGTAGCAATGGCGGGGTGTAGCTGCTTCGACATAGCGAGCGGGATCAACTGCTCGCCTTTCTCGCCCAACCGTATAGCCGCGCAGATCATCTTCACGGAGTACCCAACATCCGGGTCATCGCTCTTCTTGAACACCGACTCTTGCGCACCGATGCTCAGGCGACGCACAAACACTGTGGCCTCCTGCTCATCGCCTTCTGCACCGAGTTTGAACCGCAATGTACGCTGCACAAGCTCATCGGGCACAAACGCGCCCATTGCTTGCAGTTCTTCAATCGTGCTCATTCGTCGTCCCTCTTAGGTTGTCGCAGGAATCAGCAACGGTTCGCCGGAGACCTGAATCCCGATTGCGGACTGCACCGATGTGTTCTGCTGGAAGCTGAACGGGAAGGAGTTCATGAAGCCCTCAAACGTCAACCACGAGCGACCAGTCGGTAGCGTGAACTGGGGAATTCCCGACGTTGGCGTCGTCACAGAAGGATCAACCCCCGTTCCATCGCTCCAACCCACAGCCCACACAAGCGAAGTGCCGAGGACTTTCAACACGTGCAAGCGCACGTGCGAAGTGTCGGACGGGTCAGTGTAGATCCCGAATGACGCCGTGCCTGGCGTCCCAAGCCCCGACTCGTAACGGCGAACGAGATCCTGAAGACACGTTACCTCGTTCTGTTCAATTGTCACATCGATTCCGTCGATTGACGTAATGCAGCCGACGACCAGCAGCGTCGCCGGAGATCCCGGGTTAATCACATACAGTTCTGTGCCCTGCGTTTTCATCTCAACATCTCCTGTTCATTAAATTCTACCAACCATCAAGTCCATCGAAAAAGAGTAACGAAAAAGCCGCGTGTCGGTCTCTCTTGTTTCTCCATTGTACGAAACAACATATCCGCTGAACTCCAGCGAGTCCCGCAACGCCGCCCCTACCGCCCTTGCCTGCGCGCCGCTGTCCGCGTAAGCGTCGATCTGCACAGTGTACGTGTCCTCGTCGGGTGCGCCCGCGAGTTTGTTCTCCGGCACACCCGACACCAACTGCCACACACCGTACGGAGTGCGCACGTTTTGCGGGGCTTCGCCGAAGGGGAAAAACCGAACAGGCCTCTCTCCCAACAGCACTCTCACGGCAGCGCTTTGCGATGCAATTTCAAACAATGGAACCACCGCCCCTCCCATCAGCGAGTAAGCCAATCGCGCGATTCAACTCTAACGACACTGAATTCGTTGCACGATCGACGTTGGTCGAAAGCGCGGGTAGCAGAAACGGTCGCGCGCCAACCTTCGAGGTCCCGAACTCAAGCATTCGCCAATACCACGTGTCGCCGCCAGGATTCGTCGAGCTTCCGAGCACCGAGTACGACTGACCTGCACGACCTCCGCGCCTGTTGGCGCTTGATTTTGCGTACTGCATCGAGCCACCCAGGACACCGACCTTAAATGCCAGTCCGCCGTTGATGCGACCTAGACGCTTGTCGGTTCTGATTCCAATGTTGCGCCATATCTTCTCCGCCGTGCTCTCGTCATCGATGCGCTTCGCATTCTGAACTGCTGCGTTCTTCACAATCACAGCGCCCTTGCGCAGCGATCGGCCGAGGCCCTTTTTCTGAAGCTCCGGGCCGAACTGTTTTAATCGACGGATCGCCAAATCGGTACCTTGGAGCCTAAATGGCTGGGTCACTTGGAAGTTCCTCCGATATGTCGCCCATCGGAAAGCAAGTCAGGACGCTCCCCTGAGTGCAGTTGATGACTGGGCATTGCTCCTGCGGCCATCTTGAAAATTGATCTGCAAACATCTTGCGCCTTTGCACGGAGGTATCTTTCAACGGTAACTTGTGCGGCCCAAAAAAATGAGTTCCTTGCGCGTCGAATCCCAACAGCAGGATTCGAGAAGCCCCCAGCATCCTTGCGACCCTCATGCCCAACAGCCCGCTGTTGGTCCCCTGCACGAACTCCGGGCAATGCGGAACCAGAGTCACCCCCGGCACATCCACAGCAGAGAACTTGCGCGACGGAACCAGCAGCGCATCCGGTCTCTGACGCCACCATGCCGCGTCTGCGCTGACCAGCGCGTCCGCCCACGGCGCAAGGAGGTAGGCGTCTGACACGGAAACAACGCAGCAGCGCCCGCGCACGAAATCCGCCAAGCCCTGCGACATGCTCGGTCCGGTAGCAAGAACAGTCCACGTGCTCATCCTTCATTCAATCCCTCTGAGCATGGCGCCGTCAGGTACTGAATGCCGCTGTCGGCATCCGCTAGCCAGCCCTGCGGATTATATATCCTGCCGTTGTGCAAGATTCGCATGGACGCATCGAGTCCCGCCCGGTAACGAATCACGATGCGAGTCGTTATGCCGCTCTGCACAGACTGCGAAGCGATGAACTCGCGCACGCTCAACGGCACTATCTGCGCGGGCACATTGGCCGCGACCTGGAGCCATGATGTCGTCACGGTGCCGTCCGCATTCTGTCTGGCGATCGGTCGCTCGATCGTTATGCGGTGCCGAAGTGATCGCGAGTCAAAAGCCACGCATTACCCCAGCGCCGGGTCGCGTAGCGGATACAGCAACGCCATAACGGGCCGCGGCAAATAGCCGTGTTCCATGAGGCCGCGCTTCGGGTCATCGCTGAAAAATTCCCTGACCATAAGCATAGTCGCCGCGCGAACCTCAAAAGGCACGTCCGGTTCACCATTCGCATCTGTTGGAATACTGCCCGAGCTGTCATCATAAAACGTCAACGGCACCTTCAGATAATTCAGGACCACTGACGACGCCATTGCGATCTTCATTTCAATCTCTTCGTCTGAATCGTCGTGATCCATGTTCAAATCCTTTCGCATGAGTTCGAGAGACACGAGCAGCTTCATGGTCACTTGCCCCCCTTACCAACGACCAACCCGCGCTCAAAGTCCTTCCCGTCGCGACCGCGTTTTACGACCAGGCGCCAGTCCTCGTTCCCTTCGCCCGGCCGAGCGTCGGTGGCCTTAAGAGCGTGCCACGTGCTGCCCGCATAGGTGACTTGATCGTGGTGCTCGTAATTTGTCCCCGGCTTGAACACTTCGCGGTATATCGGCAAGGGCAGCTTCATTGTGAATCTGCGCTCAGCGCCGTCCCGCTCAAATACGATGTCGAGCGCGCGCTCATTGTCATACTCGACCTTGACATCATCGAAACCCAGCCCGTCAATACCGTCCTTCGCTTTCGGAAGGGCGGCCATAAATTTGTCGTACTTGTCGGATGCGCGACGCTCGAACTCCAGCTGCCATTTTGCCGCGACCCTCTCGACAGCTCTGCCAACGTCCTCGTCGCTCGGCGTCGCGCCATTTTCGGGTAGCTTAATTTCATCGATCCAGCTATCCATCTTCTTAACCAAATCACGCTCGATTGAGCGCAAGACCGGCTCAGCCGCCGCGCTCACCTGCTCGTCCGTTGCGTCCTTCCCGTCTGCGGGCTTCATCGAAGCGAACAGCGCGACAGCCTTATCGAACTGAGCGGCCACCAGCGCGCCCTGATCGTTTCTGTCCTGAAGGAGATCGCCCTTTGATGCCTTTTCGTTTAGGGCTGATACCAGCCCCGCCATCTGCGCGTCCTTTTCTTCATTCAACGCAGCGAACGCAGCAGCGTCAGCCGCTCGAGCTTCGGCGAACTCTTTGCGCAATTCATTCGTGTGCTCAATGACCACCGAGGCAATACCGATCATGAGAGCCTTAATATCGTGCATGATTTGAGCCTCTAATCTCTGTCCTAAGAAACGACAAGGCCTGCTCCATCGTCCCTTCGTCTGGCGTCTGAGGCTGAGGCGGTTCAACGGGCTTGAGCGGGTTCACGATCGCAGAAACTTGAGCATCGGTAAGGAACGGGAAAGCGACGCGCATGGCGGCGGCTATGGATTCAATCGGCAATGCTGCCGTTGCCCCCGCGGTCATCAAAGACTGCAGGGCGGCGACCTGATTGCTGAGGTCTTGCTGTGAGCTTTTCCGGTCACGATCGTTTAGAGCTGCCAGCGAATAGTTCTGCTGTTGCATGTACGGAGTATCGCCCCCGGCAACGGGCTTCAGATCTTCCTCCCTGCGAGCCTCATTGGGGGACTTCCAGCCGCCATTGATCGCTTCGTTGTGAGACTTGTACCGCGCTTCCGGGTCCATCCTGAGCAGTCCGCTCAAATCAAGCCACGTCTCGAATGGCGGCTCGATCTCAAGCCCTTCGTCCAATCGCAGCTCGAGCTTTTCGATGATGTACTGCAGGCACTGATCGTAATACTGTTGGTTGAGAGCGGCGGTGTTGCTGACGGTCGGCATCGCGCCGACGCCGATCTTGTAGCCGGGGACATGGAAGCACGCGGCGATCATCTCCCCGGTCATTTTGAGCTGTTCGATCAACTGCGAATCCGTCGCCGTGATTGTCATCCCCTCATACTTCAACCCGTCGCCCAGCACGCCAACTCGCCCAATGTTGTTGCCCGAATAGTTCTCTTCCCAAAGTGTCTTCAGACGAGTCGCAGTCACGTCAGAGATCGCGCCTGGGGCGGTAAGAACTCCGCTTGGGCGGCTCATGTTCTGAAAGAACTTCGCGCTGTTGTCTTGAATCGCGAGCCCCTGAACTGCAGCAATACCGCAAGCGTATATAGGAGAGACGCCGACGAGCGGATGGTGCAGCGTGTACATGCGATCGTGGATAATTTCAGAGGCCGGAACAACAATCCCTTCCTGCATGTTGGCGAGGTTGTCGGCGTGAAGTTGATAGTAAACAGACCCATCCGTCGATACCAAAGGCATCACACGATTGGGGTCAAGTATGTACAGCGCGTCCACAAAACCGCGCGAGTCCCGACGCTTCAACACATAGGTGTTGCCGTAGAGCATCTGGCAGATGATCCATGAGAATAGAAACTCAACGCGCGTCTGGTAATGGTTCGGTTTATTCAGAACTGGGCGCATCTCCGTCACACTGAAGATCCCTGCAGCTCGGTCGCGCTGCATGACGCGCGGGCGCATTTTGGAAATGTCCTTGGCTATGAGCGTGATGCAGGCAAACACCGCCCAGTAAGATCCGGCCGAGAATCGATCGACGACCGTGTTCTGCTGCCACGCTCCGGGAAAAGATTCAATAGACCGCGGCCACCAGCCAGTAGACCCGACCGGAGCAAGGAATGATTTGGGAATCAATCGACGCGCGAAGCGGGCAACGGCATTCACTCTTCACCATCCTCTGCTCCGCTATTTTCGGCAGTCATGTCACGTCGCTTGTACTTCCTTCGCGCGGCCTTCTCTGAACCTCCTTCAAACAGGTCTGGTCTCTTCGCCTGATCTAGCTGCTGCAGCCTCGCCAATCCGATCGCCACGAGCACCGATGCATCGCTTACCGATGCCTCAAATTCTTCTCCCGCCTTTATCCGATTTTTACCGTAATCAACTCGATTGATCGCAACTAGCTTCACCATCATCAGAATGCCCTCCGTTAAAACAGGGGCGGCCAAATTGCCGCCCCTGCCGTTACCTCAAGCTGATCGATTACGGAGTCCAGTTGACATCGTCGAGAACCTGCACAGCAGCAGGCCGTCGCTTCTGCCAATTGATCCAACGCTCGGCGCGCATGGCGACAGAGTTGGTCTGGAACATTGACACCATAGTGGTTGCCGTAGGCACAACCGAGTTATTGGTCGGCGCATCGTCCATCTGCAAGGACGCCTCGCGGCTCGCGTCGAGTACCACCTGACCATCGTCGGCTAGCCAGATATCCGAAGCGTTGGCAAGGATCACGATGGCCCCACCGGTCACAGTCGGCACATACTCCGAGGCGATCACCGGCAGACCCTCAAAAGTCCCGCCCATCATCGTGATGTCGGGGAACTCCTTCTGGCCCAATGTGTTGCGCATCAGCGAGAGCGCCAATGCCACTGTCGACGGCATGATCCAGACAGCAGTCGTCGGCGTAATGTTGGCGGCAATATATGCCGACATCACTGCGCTAACATCAGCCCGGACCGCAGCCGCGTTGTTGCCGCTTGACGTGATCGCCACAACTCCATTGGTGATCGAAGCGGGTGAGACGTTGGCAACGAGCGCCTTTGCGGGCAGCACGAAGTCAATGTCCAACCGCGCGATCAGCGCTGAAGCCAGCGTATCGCGAACAATCGCCTCAGCCGAAGGGTTGCTGAATCGCATCAGCTCTTCCGACAGAACGGCAATGTTCGCGACCTTGGCCCAACCAAGATAAGCGTCCGTGAAGGTGCTGCGCGTCAGGGGCTTCGGTGCGCCCTGCCCAACCCAGTACCCGGAACCACCCGCCGATTCACCGCGGATGTGAACATTGAACGGAATCCGACGAAGCGACGGAACGCCGCCAACGCCGAACTTTCCAATGATCGTCTGCGGTCGAAGGAACTCAACGAAGTCGCCGACGAACTGGTTGTATTCAACCAGCTCCGCCGCCCAACCCGTTGCTGTCGTGGTACCCGCGGACACCGCCGCTTTAAGCACGGTGTGGATGCGGGGTGAGTTCGGGAAGCGCTGCTTGGCGATCAGCTCGGCCTGCGGAAGGTTTCCCTTCGACACGCCAAGGCACATCGCGTAACGCGCGAACTCGATACCCTTGTCGAGCTTCGGCTCGGTCACAACGATCGACGGCGAACGCAGTGCGGCTGCACTCTCGGCCACCGTCGAGTCCTGCGGAGCGACAATGCGCTGCGCTGACTTCATGTTGCTCACCTCGAGACGACGAAGGCGCACGAGGTGCGTGTCCACCGTCTTAACTTCCAGCTCCAGGCCGTCATACTCTTCCTCTTCAGCTTCATTCAAGGTGCGGCCCTCATCGGCTGCGGCCTTCATGATCGCTTCCAGTCGATCAGCGAGCGCTGCGCGCTTCGCCTCGAACTGTTTCAGTTGCTCTTGAACATTCATTGCGTTGCCCTCCTGGGGCTTGTTTAGTTTCGCCGTGACGCCGGCAGTTTTCTTAATGCTCACAGTCCGCGAGCTGTTGCGACCTGACGCGGTCAATAGCTTCTGATCGAGAGCCTTAATGTTTGTGATCGTTGCATCGCCGTTGGCTGGGATGGTGACGAGCGAAAGCTCCAGCCATTCCCATTGATCGTATTTGACGCCACCACCGTCGAGGAACTCGACGTTTGATTCCAGCGCTTGAAAGCCAATCGAAACGCCCGCGATCAACTTGTACTTGATTGAATGGACGGCCTCGTCGATTCGATCTTTGAGCTTCCCGGGTTCAATAACCTTCGGAATTTTTGCCTCAAATGGGATACCGTTTTTCTGCGGCTTCGCAAAATCCACGAAGCCGACAGGATGGCGCGCGTCATGCTGCCAGAGCAAAGGCATCGGCAGAGCGAACTTCGCGCCCATTGGGTTGACCACGTCGCCATATCGATCTGGCTTCGGAGTCGTGGCGACGCCGGTGATGACGTAGTGCTCGACTTCTTCCTCTACGCTCTTCACGTTCAGGACGCTGTAGGCTCGGCCCGTTTTCATAATTAGTTGAACTCCTAGCCAACAAAAAATAATTTATATTCAGGGGCCGCTACACCCTGCGCAGTCACAGCAGCGCCGATCGCCATAGCAAGCGCGACGGCCATATCAATCCTGCCCTTTGCTCGTTGCTTCGAGAAACGACGCAACCCAATAGGGCTTTCGTCGAAGCGCGCCGACATTATAGCGGATCGAAGCGGAGGGCTGACGCTGACGCGGAGCCTACCCTCCAGGATCAACTTCTCTAAAGCCTGCACAGACTCTGGCATGGAGAGGTTTGAATTCTTGCGGCGGTTGAATCCTTGCGGATGCTCGAGCGCGGGCAGCTCCACGCCGATCGCGTCGAGTTCCTCTTTGAATCGCTTGATTAACCACACGTCATAAACCAGCGCCTGCAGCTCGTACAGGTGCGAATCCTCTATGCAGTCCCGCGCAACATAGTCGAGGCGCGTAACCTTGCCCGGAGTCGCTGTCAAATACCCCTCTTCGGCCCAGATATCATAAGGAGCTCGATCCTCTTCGGATTTTTCCTTTATGCCCTCCTTCGGGAGGTAGCCGTGAACGTGCGCGGCGAACTTGGTGCGCCCGTCCTCAGTCTCTCCATCCGGCCAGACCAGCGCCTTCGCCGTCAAGTCACGAGAAGAACCAAGATCCAATCCAATCCAGCAGGGCTTGTTCGCGAAATCTTCGAGACAAAATGAAGCGTCTTCGATCTGCTCCCACGCTTCCCGCTCAAGCCATGCCGTCTCCGCCTCAGTCCAAACGCAAAAGTGCAGCCTCAATATTCCGTTACGTTTCCCGGGCATGGCCTTGGCCATAGCGGCTTGCTTGGATAGGTAGTCTTCTGTGATCGTGACGCCGAGAAGCGGGTTGGCCTTCGACCAGCATGAAGGATCATTCAGCGGATCGTCCCCCTCATCGAGCGCGCAGACGAATGAGAACGTTGTGTCGTCGAAAACTTCTACGCCTGAATCGTCGTGTCCTCGAGCAACGTTCACCGCGTGTTCGTGCTCTTCCCAACAGATCGAATTTCGATCACTGCCCGCATTCGTCGCCATAGCAAGTAGCGGCTGCCTGCGGAACTTAAACCCGCGCTCCAGCATGTCAACAGTTATTCGGTCCTTGTGCTCGTGGATCTCGTCGCACAGCGCCATGTGCGGACGCGGGCCGCTCTGGCTGTCGTCGGAGCTGATGGGCCTGAAGAACGAAGCGGACTCAGGGTGTCCAATATTCCACACAGGCGTGCCGCCGCTCTTCTTTGTCCGTGCGCTGAGGACTGGCGATAGATCGACCATAGCCACAGCGTCGCGGAACATGACCTGGGCCTGGTCCTTCTTTGCGCCAGCGGCGTAAACTTCGGCTCGCGGCTCTTTGTCGGCCATCAGCCCAATCAGGCCAATCCCGGCGAGCATCGGCGTTTTTCCGTTCCCCTTCCCCTCTTCGTCATAGAACCGACGAAAACGACGAGGGCCGTTAACGTCGCCGATCTTCCAGCCGAAGATCGAGCCAATTCTAAATACCTGCGACGGATGCAGCACGAACGGCTGCCCCTCGAATTGGCCACCGTTCAGGAGCAACACTTCCTCGAAGAACTCGATTTTTCGGTGGGCGTCCTTCAGGTCCCAAAACAGCCCACGGGCGGGGCCGTCTTCTAGGTCTCGCAAATGGCGCGCACAACTTGCCCGGACCCAAGGCCCTTGCACAACCTCGCCAGCGACGACGAGGCGAGCCCAATCCGTGACCGGATCAGCTGCGGTACTTGTCGAGCGCGTCCTTTTTGACACCTTTTCGAGATCCTATGCGTGTACGGGAAACAGGATCAAAACCAAGCTCAGAACCCAGTCCACGAAGCTGCCACATCTTCGCTGCGATCATCTTCTCGGGGTCCGCTTCATACTCCGCCATTAGGTTGCACCAGATAGCCGACTTCGTTTCATCAGCTCTCGTGAGCCAGTGCGCCGGGACGATGTACCGATTCCAGTAACGGATCGCTTTTGGCAGCAGAAGAAAATCAGGCTGTTCGCATTCCCCGTCCATCTGCACAATCGAAGCACCATTGGTCGGCCTGCCCTGCAACAGCCGCAGATCAGGGGGGATCACTTTCACGCCTCGTATTGCCATTACAGTTCCATCCTCACTTCGATGCCGAACGATTCGACGTGCGGCCCGGAGAAAGTCACCAGCGCCTCGACGCGATACTTCCCAGCGGGCTGCGTGCCGTTGATGTAGCAGGAGACGCGCTGTTCGCCAGCGCTGTTGACGATGAACTCATCGGTGATCGTGAACCCGTCGCCGCTCCAGGCCGCAGAGACAACCGTCTTGAATAGGCTGTTGTTGCTGATCGCTCTGCAAGTCCACACAACGGAACCATCGTTCACCGTTGCGGCAATCGTCGTTGGCCATGCTGGCTCGGAGACTCCGACCTGTCCCGCTTGCGTACACTCGTACTCGTAGCCGTTGCGGCTGAAAGGATTCGGCCGGACGTAATCGCCCAGCCGATATATCCCCGTACCGCACACAGCGTCCCACCTTCGTTCGCAGAAGTCGGTCAGGTCAATCTGCACCGGCAGCGACTCGCCTGCCAGCTTGCAATCTCGCCCAACTATGCGGCAGGCCATATTCAGTTACTACGGCGCTGCGGGCGCACGAACCTCAATCCCCCAGGTCGGAATAGTCACCGTTCCTGCGGCCGTGAGTGTCTGCGTCGTGCATGTCGTGATGTACTGCACCACATCCGCATCGTCGTCCACGATCGCCACATGCGTCGCGTCGCCGCTCGTGGAGATGCTGATGTCGTTGAAGGCGGCCACGTTCAATCGTCGGCCGGAAACCGAGCCAGCCGCTTCCGTCAGGTTCGCATCCACAAGCGCTGTCGCGGCGAGCGTGCCCGCTGCGATGTTCGCATAGACTGTGATCTCCGAAGTGAGCACAACAATCCGCCGCGCTGCTGCGTTGCGGATCGAATTGAACCCGTTACTATAAAAATTATTCGGTGCAAAGCGCGCCATTTATTTAACTCCTTCGGTTTCTTGACCAACAATAGTTTCGTCCGGCCGCACAATCTTCGGCGACAAATCCGGGGAGCCCGTTAGGATCTCTCCTGAAATATCCCGCGCCCAGCCAGTGCTGCAAAAATGCCCAGCGTCGCCTTCTGAGACCACGCGCAGCTCGCCCTTGTAGTAGTTTTGACCCTTGGATCGGAAATCCGTCAGGCATTCAATTCGCTTCATATCCTCGCGCCTCTCATGTAGTTAATCCTGCCCAGCCATCTAGTCCCTGCCGTTCCTTTCCGCGCTGTACTGGTCTGTCCTGATCGCGGAATAAAGACGAGGGTTTCTGTCGACAAAGAAAACATTCCCATCTGTGAGTTCCCCCGGACGAATCAGCGCAACAAATGAGCTGGTCAGGATGTGGACGCTTTCGCCGACAGCTAACGAACTTGCCTGAGATAATACAGTATTTTCGGCGAAGTTTAAATGTGCGGACGAACCCACGGCCAATGTTGATGACGCGCTGAGCTCGAATGAGTCCGAGATGTGCGCGTGGAATGAGTCGTCGGCAAACACAGTGATGCCGAATCCCAGCGCGGGGTTGCTCGATACGTGGCTGTGAGCGGAGCCCGCCACAGCCAGTGTCGATGCCTGCGTCAAGCCAACCCCATCCGCCACATGCAGGTGCACCGACTCGAGGCCAGACAAGAACGGAACCGTCGAGACTGCGGGCTGATCCGAGTAATGCAGGTGCACCGACTCGCCAATCCCCAGGGCCGCCGATTCGGTAAGCGCAAGCGATTCGGAAGCGTGCGCGTGGACCGACTCGCCAACAGCCAGTGCACTGGCCTGCGTGAGGCTCGGTTCGTCGCTTACTTGGACATGAACCGAATCTGCCGGGCTGACTGCGTTACCTTGAATGAGGTTCGCGGAGTTGGTCGCGTTGAGATGGGCTGAACCGTCGACGGTGAGCGTCGATGCCTGCGTCAGTCCTGGCGCATCGCTCGCGTGAGCATGAGCGGAGTCCTGCGGCGCAAGGTTCGCCGACTGGTCGAACACGACTGTATCGCTTGCGTGGGTGTGCGCGGAGTCTTGCGCGGCCAGCGAAGATGCTTGGGCGAGGTCCGCTGCGTCGCTTGCGTGAGCGTGGGCTGATCCTTCGACGACGAGCGAGGATGATTGAGTCAGCGCCGCGCCGTCCGACACGAACAGATGCGCGGACTCATCGACGACGAGAGACAGCGCCAGCGACACAACGGGCTGGTCTGATACGTGAACGTGAACCGAGCCATCGATCGTAAGCGTGAACGCTACCGTTACCACGACAGCATCGGTCGCGTGCGCGTGGACCGACTCGAGGACGGTCAGCGAGGCGGACTGAACGAGCAGCGTCGCATCGGTCGCGTGCGCGTGGGCACTGCTGCCGACCGTAAGAGACGCGCCCGCCGTCAGCGCTAGGTTGTCCGATGCGTGTAGGTGTGCGCTGCTGCCGACCGTAAGAGACGCGGCCTGAGTCAGCGCTGGGCCGTCCGTCGCGTGCAGATGCGCACTATCGCCGATTGCGAGGGACGCGGCCTGCGTCAGGTTCGCACTGTCGCTCGCATGAAAGTGAGCGCTGCTGTTGATCGCTAGCGTTGCAGCCTGCGTCAGCCCTAGGCCGTCCGATGCATGCAAGTGCGCGCTGCCGTCGACCGCAAGAGACGAGCCCGCCGTCAGATCTAAGCCGTCCGCTGCGTGCAGGTGCGCGCTACTTGCGACGACGAGGCTGTTGGCCTGCGTTAGCGCGGGGCCGTCCGATGCGTGAAGGTGCGCACTGCTGCCGATCGAAAGGGACGCAGCCTGCGTCAGCGCTGGGCCGTCCGATGCATGCGGATGTGCGCTGCTGCCAACCGCAAGGGACGCGGCCTGCGTCAGCCCTAGGCCGTCCGCTGCGTGCAGATGCGCGCTATCGCCAACCGCAAGAGACGTGATTGCAACAGGGCGGTACGCTACGCCGATGGTGTACCAAGTCGGCGAGTTAGTAAGCGTTGCGTCAAAATCCTTCGACCCTGCCGCGCCCGCGTCTGCGCGGCTCATCCACCGTTCCCAATTTCCCGCCGTCCCCAAAGCGGTGTAGCCCGACCCGGATGTTAAGCCGCCGTTATTAACAGCCCTCACCATCCCCAACACAGTTACGCTGGCAACGGTGGTGGTGAAGGCAGTAGAGATCGCGCTGCCGCTTCCCGTTCCGTCAAACAGCACGTCACGCGGCGTCGTCGCGTCCACGTCCGACAACTCAAACGCCAGCAGCCACCCGTCGCTCGCCACAGCAAATGTGATAGTGAAATCTGTCGGCGATCCTGTTATTGCCTCAGTGTCATACAGATAAAGATTGTTGGTCCCGTCCGCAGCCCGAGTCCTGCGTTGCGTCAGCGTGTTGCTGCCGACAGTAGCCGTGGCAGGTGCTTGCTCTGAAATAAACAGCAGCACCACCCTGTTGCCGTTGACAGGGGCGGTGCCGCCGATACTCGTGAAAGTCGCGGTCCACGTTGTGCTGCCGAATGCGTCGCCATTCGTATCAGAAACAATCGTAGGCATCGGCTTACTCTATCGCTTACTGAACAGTGACCGACGATGGAGCGTTCGGGATCGCGTTGATGCTCTTGCATACCTCGCCAGACGGTGCCGATTCCATCCCATTGATATCGACTGCCGTGACCGTGTAGCAGCGAGTGCCAATTGGGTTCGATCCACGTGGAACTG